GGGGCCCCAACACAGAGAATTTCGAAAAGAAATTCTACAAACAATGTAAGTTGGGGTGGGGCCCCAACAAAGAGAAATTGGATTCCCAATTTCAACAGACAATGCAATTTAAGTATGACAAATCAACGCTATAGTTTCAGTTTTACATCACCTATTCAATGGAAATATGCTTGTTGATATTTGAATATTTACATTCAAACAATATTCATCGCTATTTCTATCAACTTAAAATTCGCAATAAAAAACTGCCAGCACGCGAATAGGGCAGCTGACAGTATACCTCTTATTTCTCCTTTAAATATTGAATGGAAGCCTCTTTGAAAATATCAATATATTTCAGATACATATCTTTTTCAATATATTCATCGATTTGATGTGCCATTAATGGATTACCTGGTCCAAAAATGGCTAAATCAACATTGTCCTTATTATCTCCTAAGAAGCTGGAAGCATCCGTTGCACCTACAAGCGCCGAAACAAATATATCGTCTTTGTCTACATAACTAGAAGCTACATCTTTAATCGTAGTAATTAATTTGCTATTTTTATCGCTTGTTACAGGTCGATGGTTGCTTGGAATATCGAGTGAAAGCTTATTGCTATCCACATTATTAATGATATTTTGGAAAAACGATTCTATAAAGTCGTTATCATACTCAGGAACTGGTCTTACGTTAAATTCAAGTGAAGCTTCATCTGGTACAGAGTTAAATTGTTTACCGCCATTTATAATCGAACATACAGCTGTAAGACCAGATGCATAATTTGCATCCTCTTCAGAAATATCTTTTCCTATCAATGATTTGAACATGGGAGCAACATCTAACTCATGTTTAGTATCATTTTTTTTAAGCTCTGCATATTTTTCTTTAAATTGATTATAAAATTCAAGCAGTGTATCAATTGCATTGTCACCAATAAATGGAACTGAGCTATGGACAGCTTTACCAGTTGCAGTTACTTTACATGACATAGACCCTTTATGTGCATAATAAATTCCAGATCCAGTTGGTTCAGCAATCATTAGACCATCAACATCATCTAAATAGCCTTTATCTGCTAATAATTTGGCGCCTTCTTGTTCTTTCTCTTCACCAGCAGTAGCGAGTAATCTAATGGTTCCTTGAGGTAATTGGTTTTGTTCTTTTAATTCAATGAGTGCGATGACCAAAGCCATCAGACCGCCTTTCATATCTGTTGTGCCTCGACCATATAATTTGTCATCTTTTTCTGTGAGTTGAAAAGGGGGATAAGTCCAATTATCTTGATTTCCTGCATCAACAACATCCATATGACCGCTCAATGCAAGTATGGGAGAGCCACTACCGATTTCTGCAACGAAATTGGCGCGGTGTTCATTAACTTTCAAAATTTCAGATTTAATATCGTACTTGTCGAATAAATCTTTTAAATAATTACAAACGTCTATTTCATTATTATTTTCAGTTTGTAGTTCAACAATATCTGCTAGTAATTGAATTTTTTCTTTTTCACTAAAAGTTGTCATTAAGCTCACACCTTTTCAAAGTAGTATATATATTTATATAAACATAATTATTGTATTTAAACATTAATTTTAAGTAACAAAGTGACGTGCTATGTTCATGATTACATCTTAAAATATGCACCTTGTATCAGTAGTCTAATAATCACTGATAGTAAGTGTTTTTTTCATTGTGAATCGTCCAGTCGGATTGTATGAAAAAAATTTAGTTTAAGCATGTATAACATATAGATCCATGGTGATTAACTACTAAATAATGCGATTTACTAATTTAATCACTTTGTACACACATTAATTTTATATCGAAAAAAGTATTTAATAATATAAACAAAATCATTTAATAAATAGTTAAATATATATTCTTAGTTTTTGTGATATTATTCACATGTCGATACCTATCAACAATATTAAATATAAGAAAGAAGGTTATAACAATGAAAAATAAAAAGCGCGTATTCATTGCGTCATCATTATCATGTGTACTTTTATTGTTATCAGCAGCAAATACAGAAGCGAATTCAGCGAATAAAGACTCACAAGACCAAACTAAGAAAGAACATGTTGATAAGGCTCAACAAAAAGAAAAGCGTAATGTGAATGATAAAGATAAAAATACACCAGGACCTGATGATATTGGTAAAAACGGTAAAGTTACAAAGCGTACTGTATCTGAATACGATAAAGAGACAAATATTTTACAAAATTTACAATTCGACTTTATCGATGATCCAACATATGACAAGAATGTCTTACTTGTCAAAAAACAAGGGTCAATTCATTCAAATTTAAAGTTTGAATCTCATCGAAATGAAACAAACGCATCATGGTTAAAATACCCGAGTGAATATCACGTTGATTTTCAAGTACAAAGAAACCCTAAAACTGAAATTTTAGATCAACTGCCAAAAAATAAAATTTCCACTGCGAAAGTAGATAGTACATTTTCTTATAGCTTAGGTGGTAAATTCGATTCAACAAAAGGTATTGGACGAACATCATCTAATAGCTATTCTAAATCTATCAGTTATAACCAACAAAATTACGACACAATTGCGAGCGGTAAAAATAATAATAGACACGTACACTGGTCTGTTGTTGCCAACGATTTAAAATACGGGAATGAAATTAAGAACAGAAATGATGAATTCTTATTCTATAGAAATACTAGATTATCTACTGTAGAAAATCCTGAATTAAGTTTTGCATCAAAATATAGATATCCTGCGCTTGTAAGAAGCGGATTTAACCCAGAATTCTTAACTTATATTTCTAATGAAAAGTCAAATGAAAAAACACGATTCGAAGTTACATATACACGTAATCAAGATATTTTGAAAAATAAACCTGGTATACATTATGGACAACCAATTTTAGAACAAAATAAAGATGGTCAAAGATTTATTGTAGTTTATGAAGTAGATTGGAAAAATAAAACAGTTAAAGTCGTTGAAAAATACTCTGATCAAAATAAACCATATAAAGAAGGATAAAGTAGAAGGGACGGATGACAAATGATTAAACAAGTATGTAAAAATATTACAATCTGTAGTTTAGCGCTATCAACAGCTTTAACTGTATTTCCAGCATCTTCTTATGCAGAAATTAAATCTAAAATTACTACAGTTTCCGAGAAGAACCTTGATGGTGATACGAAGATGTATACACGTACGGCTACAACGAGTGATACAGAGAAAAAAATCTCACAAAGCTTACAATTTAATTTTCTTACTGAGCCAAATTATGATAAAGAGACAGTATTTATTAAGGCGAAAGGTACAATTGGCAGTGGATTGAAAATTTTAAATCCAAATGGTTATTGGAATAGTACATTAAGATGGCCTGGTTCTTATTCAGTCTCGATTCAAAACGTTGATGATAACAACAACAGTACAAATGTGACTGATTTTGCGCCTAAAAATCAAGATGAATCAAGAGAAGTTAAATATACGTATGGCTATAAAACAGGTGGAGATTTTTCAATTAATCGTGGTGGTTTAACTGGAAATATTACAAAAGAGAAAAATTATTCAGAGACAATTAGTTATCAACAACCATCTTACCGCACACTTATTGATCAACCTACAACAAATAAAGGTGTAGCTTGGAAAGTAGAAGCACATTCTATCAATAATATGGGACATGATCATACGAGACAACTAACTAATGACAGTGATGATAGAGTGAAAAGTGAAATCTTTTCATTAACTCGAAACGGAAACCTATGGGCGAAAGATAATTTCACGCCTAAAAATAAAATGCCTGTAACTGTGTCAGAAGGATTTAATCCAGAATTTTTAGCTGTAATGTCACACGATAAAAATGATAAAGGTAAATCAAGATTTATCGTTCATTATAAACGATCAATGGATGACTTTAAATTAGATTGGAACAAACATGGTTTCTGGGGCTATTGGTCTGGTGAAAACCATGTAGATCAAAAAGAAGAAAAATTATCAGCATTATATGAAGTTGATTGGAAGACACATGATGTAAAATTAATTAAAACAATTAATGATAAAGAACAGAAATAAGTTTTCGCAAGTTGCCTGCTGCGTATCACGTAGTAGGTAACTATTTATTTGTTTTGGGATAGATAGCTTGAGACACTGTATCTTTTATTATGGATAACCTAACTTGATATTGTTAGGTGCATATGAGGCATGTAGAGGTATAGTGGAAGTTAAAGAAATGAAAACGATGAGATATCAGTTTAAAGTTAGTCAATTCAAATTTTAACAATATAACTCGCTTCGACTTTTTAGAACGAAGCGAGTTTTTTGTTGAGTGCTATTTACTATAGGCTTTGATTGGATAATGATCTGAGAAATCATTGTATACATAGTAGTAAGGGAAGGCATATACATCCCATGGTTTCGGTTTCTCAGTAACAACTTCATTGACTAATTGTTTTGGTTGTTTATGATCTTTATCTGTAAATATATAGTCTAAATGTTCTGGTTTACCATTAGGATAATTATATTTCGCAATTGAATTTGATTGAGGGTCCCATGTGCTATTATGACCTGCATATAAAACATCATTTACATTCAAGTTTTTAAGCATATCTTTGAACTCTTCAGTTCCTTTATTAACATTAAGGTCGCCACCTATATATACCGTTTCATCTTTAGGGATATTTTTCTTTTTAACAAAGTCACTGATTTCTTTCATTTGTTCAGCTCTAATTTTTCGATCATGTCCAGCACCACAACGTGAATCTTCAGATTGTGTATGTGTACCGATAACGTGAACGTTCTTACCATTTTTCTCTATCTTTGTATAAACAAAGCCTTTATTACTGTCATTGTCGAATCCACAACCGCTTTTGAATACATGTTGGATTTTTTCTTTAATAGGATATTTACTTACAATCGCTACGCCGCCATCTTCAGCAACAGTTGATGAGTAGCTACCTTCAGTTTTGTCCCAACCTGATTGAGAACGACCGAGTACAGGTGTTTGGTAAGGATATTCTTTTTTCACATTACTTAATAATTTGTCTGATGCACCATTATCAAATGCTTCATTGAATATTACGACATCATTATTTTTAATATAAGAAGATTGTCCGATTAAATAAGCGCGTTTATATTGCCCCCCCAGTTTGGATACATAGAAACCTTGTAACAACAGTATTTATTGGGTTTGGAGTCCCTAATGGGTCCCTAAATTACATACTTTCTAAAATTTTAGTTGTTTTTTTGTCCTCTTCATTAAATTTTTCTTCTAACAAATGAGAATACACAGATGTAGTTATTGCTATATTTTTATGACCTAATCTTTTAGAAATGTAATGTATAGATACACCTTTTGCTAGTAAATAAGAACAATGAGTGTGTCTTAATGCGTGCGATGTAATAATTGGTATATTATTGACTCTACAGGCTGATTTCAAAGCATTATTGATAGCATGAAGGTTAATTATAGATCCGCCTTCTTTGAAAATGTAACCATCATAGCTAATTGCAAATGTACTTATGACGTCCATAATGTGTTTCATATCAGATTTAGCGATACTGATATATCTAGGGGAAGTATTGGTTTTTCGCTCGTCAATAAATATAGTGTTTTTCACTTGGTTGATATGCTCAATCTTTATATTTCTTGCACCACTGACACGACAACCCGTACAAATCATTATGAATAGCGCTAATGATGAACGAGTTCTCTTCTTTCTGACGTGATCTTTTAGTATTTCATATTCAGTTACCGAGATGAATTTTTCTTGTTCTGACTTCGTAGGTTTTCCGGCTTTATAATTAACTTTATAAGCGGGGTTTTTAAAAATAAGTCCATCATATAATGCGTCATCTAAAGCTGACCGAATAGCACCGTTTGTTTTTCTTATAGTTTCTTTTGCGTGTTCTTTTGAATAGTCGTTTATGAATTTCTGATAAACTTGTCTATTTATCTTTGATAACTCCATTTTACCTATTTTATGTTTTTGTATATGTTGTAATGCATTTCTATAATGACGGTAGGTATTTTCTTTAACAACAGGTTGTTTATATGTTTTAATCCAATTTTCGAAGTATTCTTCAAGAGTTATATAGTTATCTATATTAAAACCACTTCTTAACTCATTTAACTTGTCTAGTCCAGCAGAATTAGCTTCACGCTTTGTTCTAAAACCTTTCTTACGGTATCTTTTTCCTTCATGCTTAAATTCATATTGCCATTTTTTACCATCGTAACAACGTGTTTTCATGCGTTCCCTCCTCAAAATTGGCAAAAAATAATAAGGGTAGGCGGGCTACCCTGTGGAATCAATTATCATTATTTATAATTTCAGAAACTCTATCATTGTATTCTCTTTGTGACAGACCATGATAGTCTTTTTGCATTGAAAGCTCTTCAATTTGTTTTTGAGCCTGCTCAGACATACCCTCTGTAGAAAAATCAGTGGGAGGCATATTATTTAAATCAACTTTTTGCTTTTTGTTTTGTTGAACTTGGACATTTTGCTGAGGAACACTATTTTGTGGTATCTGTTGTTGCGGTTGTTGAACCGATTGCTCTTGTGATTGGGGTTGTTCAACGGTTTGATTGTCTGGTTGTTGTTGTGTTGCAACTTCTTTTTCCTTATCTTTTTTCGATTTATTTTCCTTTTCCTTCTCAATTTTCTTTTCTTTTGATTTAACTTCTTTTTTAGATTCTTCCTGATTCTCATCATTTCCACATGCACTTAACACTAACGTGCTCACTAATAATAAACCTAACAATCTTTTCATTCTCATTTCTCCTTTGCTTACTTTTTATATTAAAACTCCATATAGGCGCTATTAATCAATACGTTTTCACACTAGTAGGCGTTTTTTTGTTTAGTAAAATCATAATGAATCTTCTTTGGTTAACTTATCGCCATCTAATTTTTGTGAAATAAATTCCAAGTATTTACGCGCATTATGTGACGATAAATCTTTAGGTAACTCATAAGTGAATGGTTGATTACCACTAGTTAAAACTTCGTATATTACAGTTTCTCTTTTTATTTTGCAATTAGTTATTTTCATTATAAACTTCCTTTCAAACACTGCTGAAATAGACGTCTTTTTTAAATAAGCATAATTAATACTTCAATTCTTTAATCCACATATATTTAAAAGTGAGATAGTAGGTAATAAATATAAGACTTAAAGTTAAGATTGCTTTTTTCATGTTTCATAATTAAAACCTCTGTAAATTTAAGGTTAGTATTATGAAATAATGGATTGGTTTATTCTTTAGTACTAACTTCGTAGTAAATTATATAGTTCGCTAAATTGTATTTATCTACTATATTTTTGGAATAAACAATTTCCTTTTCTTTCTTCAGTAAATTATAAAAATTTACATCATTTTCGTTAGCTGATTCTATTTTGGTGATATCAGATTGTCTAACGATTCTTTTAGATCTGTCAAGGTATATAAATTTCCCTGATTTAGAATTAGTCTTTTTATTCACACCGACGTAAATTGAAAGTAATATACTTTTTCCAAAAACAGCATCACTGTGATTATGGTTTTCATCTTCTATAACTAAGAATACATGTTTTTTTGTAAAAATTTTTTTGATCATCGTTATTATTCCTTTATTAAATTTATTAAGTCTTCTTCATTTAAAAATTGAATTTTTGCACCATTTCCAACATATTCTCGAGCTTTTCGTTGTTTTGAAACTAGTCCGTTCACATCTTTATATTTATCATCTTGAACACCTTCGACTAAAATATCTGTTTTTGCAGTTACGTCACTTCTGATATAAGCTCCTTTCTTTCTAGTTAATATCATTAAATCTTGTTTTTCAGTGTCAAAATTACCTGTAAAAACAACATTTTTATCTTTTAAAATAGGGATTACACTTTCCACTTCTATTTTATTAATCTCAGATATTTTCATATGAATTTTTTGAAATCCTGAATCGAAAAGTTTAGTTGGAGAGTTAGAATATTTGCTAAATCTAATGTATTGCTTAGGCATATAATGTATTAATTTTAATACACTATAATGCTGATTGTTTTTAGCGAGTGATATCAACATCTTCGATAAAGCTAGCACGTCAAATTTAGCAGAATGTAATTTTTCTTTATCGATATCATATAAGCTACACAAATTTTCTAATTTAAAACTAGAGATTGCGTGGAAGCTTCTAAAGATATTTATACTATCGACATACATGAAGTTTGGAACAGGTAAGTCATAATAATTATTAGTATTTTTTAATACTGAAATATCAAAAAGTGCATTATGAGCAATAATTAAATGTGATTCTTTTAAAAGATAGAGAATTTCTTGGTAAATATCTGGATATTTAGGTGCTTTTAATATGACATCTTCAGGTATTTTATGTATTTTAGCGTTTTTCAAGTTATATCTATTATTAGGAGGATTAATATAAGATGAATAAACTTTTACTATTGATAAATCCTTAATTAAAGATACAGCAACTTCGCAAGGGCTGTTCATATGTTCATTCATAGTTTCAAAGTCTAAGACTGCAATATCATATTTTTTCATTTGCAAGTGCTCCTTTTATAAAATAACTTTTCCAATTAACCTCACACTTTCATTTCTATAAAAGTGTAGATCGTCGTAATCTTTATTTAGTGAAACTAGAGTCAATCTATCATCTTCAACAAAGACTTTCTTAACGTACGCTTCTTCTTCAATGATGAATATACCAATTTGTCCATTCTTTATATTGTGAGTTTTCTCCACAAATATGATTTCGCCATCTTTAAACATAGGTTCCATAGAATCACCATTTACTTTTAACGCTAAATCGTGTGTGGGGATAGGTCCTTTAACCATTTCAGTAAATAGCGTTTCATCGTGTAAACGTTCTCCTACACCAGCAGAGACGCAACCATTGACGTTAACTGGAGTTTTCTCCTGTTTATATGAATTAATATCTACAACGTTATCTCCTTTAGAATTCTGTTCTTCCAATTGTTCATTTGCATAGTTAAGTACGTTTTCTTGGCGGGGAGGTGTGAGTTTGTTGTATATGGAAGTGATGTCGTTATCGTCTTTGTATGTAGTATCTATGTCGCTTTTACCAACCTCGAAAACATCAGCTATCCTTTGTATAACGCCGTGAGAGGGGTTGGAACGTAAATTTAAATAATCGCTTAAAGTAGATGGTTTTATGTTAATGAGTTCAGCAAGTTTCTTTTGAGACATATTTGAATCGTTGAGAAATTTTCTAATGTTTTTGGCTATAATAATATTTCTTTCTTTGTTCATATTACTTACCTCCTTTTTTCTTATTATACGAAATTTTCATATCATAGTAAAGTTTTTTACGAAAAAAACGTATTTAATGTTGACAATACGAAAATTTCGTATTATATTAGGTTTACGAAAGGCGGTGACAACATGAAAACATTAAAAGAGTTGAGGACTGATTACGGATTGACTCAAAAAGAGTTAGGAGATTTATTTAAGGTCTCATCACGTACAATTCAAAATATGGAAAAAGACTCTACAAACATTAAAGATAGTTTACTTTCTAAGTATATGAGTGCTTTTAATGTTAAATATGATGATATTTTTTTAGGTAATGAATACGAAAATTTCGTATTTACGAATGATAAAAAGAAATCAATTATTTTAGCATTTAAAGAAAAACAAACATCTTAATAGGAGGAATAACAAATGAACATTCAAGTAGCAACGAAGCTAGCGATGGAGAAAGGAATAAGTATAAGGAGAGAGAATCAAGATGTGTATGGGATATTACCAACTAATTTGCAGCGTTATCAATGCCTAGTCGTATCTAGACACTATAAGAAAAAAAGACAAACCGCCGCCGGAAGGTGGCAGCCTAGCGCAGACGATTTAATAGCAGATGATTGGATTTTAGATTATTAATTTTTTCAAATCTCTAATTAAACCCATAAGTGTTTTGTAATCTTTTTTGGATTCTGATTCTGAGTAGGCGATACCTTCTCGAGAAAGAGCCATCTCAAGAAAACCGCCATCTTCAGCAGAAGCAATTACAAAATCTCTATGCTTTAATTCAAGAACTGCATCGATATAGTCTTCAAAATTAAAACCTAAAAAGAAAGCGTTAAATGAGGATTCATCACTACCGAAATAAGATGCAGAACGTTTAGACATACCTTCGTCAATTCTATCAAGGTAAATTGAATAAAGTTGTAAAAGGACAAATTTAGCTTCATCAGTCATAAGTCATTCACCTCCTTAATAGGAGTATAGCAGAAAGGAGCACAAACAATATGCAAGCATTACAAACAAAATCGAACATAGGCGAAATGTTCAACATACAAGAAAAAGAAAATGGAGAAATCGCAATCAGCGGTCGAGAACTTCATCAAGCATTAGAGGTTAAGACTCCATACAAAAAATGGTTTGAAAGAATGAGTGATTACGGATTTGAAGAAAATATCGATTATATAGTCACGGACATTTTTGTCCATAACCCACTAGGAGGTCGTCAGAATCAAACTGACCACGCACTCACACTAGACACTGCAAAAGAGATTGCAATGATTCAACGTAGTGAACCTGGCAAACGTGCAAGACAATACTTCATCCAAGTTGAAAAAGCATGGAATAGCCCAGAAATGATTATGCAACGTGCTTTAAAAATTGCTAACAACACAATCAATCAATTAGAAACAAAGATTGAACGTGATAAACCAAAAATTGTATTTGCAGATGCAGTAGCTACTACTAAGACATCAATTTTAGTTGGAGAGTTAGCAAAGATCATTAAACAAAACGGTATAAACATCGGGCAACGCAGATTGTTTGAGTGGTTACGTCAAAACGGATTCCTTATTAAACGCAAGGGTGTGGATTATAACATGCCTACACAGTATTCAATGGAACGTGAGTTATTCGAAATTAAAGAAACATCAATCACACATTCGGACGGTCACACATCAATTAGTAAGACGCCAAAAGTAACAGGCAAAGGACAACAATACTTTGTTAATAAGTTTTTAGGAGAAAAACAAACATCTTAATAGGAGGAACGAACAATGCAAGCTCAAAACAAAAAAGTCATTTATTACTACTATGACGAAGCCGGTAATAGACGACCCGTTAATATTCAATACAACGATGGCTACGACTTAATGATAGACCCGCGTTTTATTGAAATGACGCTTGAAAGACATCCGCATTTAAAAAATAACTTTTATGGATTAATAGATGGAAAAGAATTTAAGTTAGATTAAATTTTTGGAAATGCAAAGGAGGCATAACAAATGTTACAAAAATTTAGAATCGCGAAAGAAAAAAATAAATTAAAACTCAAATTACTAAAGCATGCTAGTTACTGTTTAGAAAGAAGTAACAACCCTGAATTGTTGCGAGCAGTTGCAGAGTTGTTAAAGAAGGTTAACTAAATTAGGCCTTATTATTACTTTTTAGAATGTGAACAATAGGTCGATAAAAAACTTAATAAACAAACTATAGCAACTATCAATGAATTTTGAATATGTAAATCGTTCTCGTTTATATAGTTTGTTACAAAGATTTGAATGTCAGCACCTGCTGCAATGCCATTAGACCATCTTATTAACTTTTTGAAAGGATGTGGAAAATCATTTTCGATACGTTTGACAAATTCATCGTGTCTCTTGTAGGTACTTTGCTCATTTATTGGATAGGTCGAATTGATGGCTTCAGCCAAAGTAGAGATAGCAGTTGGATTGATATAAAAATCTCTAATGGTCTGTTGTGCTTGAAGTACAATCTCATCATCAAACCTATAGAGTTCCTTAAAAGATTTTATCGTTTCTTCAGAAAATAAATTTCTTTGAAATGTTAGAGATGAAAAAGAATTACGCAAATTAAAATTCATTTCAATTAAGTTGTTTAGATGAAAGTCTACTTTGAAGTCAGAAAATAAATTTATGTTGTTTCTATTAATTATATCTAATTGGTACTTAGGTTTTAAAGATTGTTTAATTGCCATACTTTTAGAAATTTCAACATTACTAATTACGTTATTAATAGAAAAACGAACATTTTTTAAAGGATCAATATACACCAATATCACCTCCTTTCACTAGGAGATAACAACATTATACACGAAAGGAAAGATAGAAATGCCACATATTTTAAACGTAACAGTTCCAATACCTGAAACACATGTACTTATCACAAAAGATGAATATGATGAGCTAATTGGTTATTCATTAGACCCTGTATGGAACATGAGTGACTTAAAGAAGAAATTAAAAATTGCATCTGATGAGACTATCAAGGACAGATTACTATTTCATCCTAGATTTGAAAAAGAACTAAGAGCGCAAGGAATTGTGCATTACCCAGATGAGAATTTTAATCGCTGGAGATTTAACGCAAGAAAGATGAATAAATTCGTCGATGAGCATTTCAATGAAATATATAAGGAGAGAATAAAATGAGCAACATTTATAAAAGCTACCTATTAGCAGTACTGTGCTTCACAGTCTTAGCGATTGTGCTTATGCCATTGCTGTACTTCACTACAGCATGGTCAATTGCAGGATTCGCAAGTATCGCAACATTCATATTCTATAAGGAATACTTTTATGAAGAATGAAAAAACTGCTACTTGCGCCAACAAGTAACAGTGACAAACGATTAACAAAATTAATTCATTTTCAATATAAAACGAAAAACGGAGGAAGTCAACTATGACTAAAAATTATAAAGACATGACGCAGGAAGAATTAAGAGATTTATTGGCTGAAAAGAATGGAGAATTGTTTGAAGTAGTGAATGAAATCAATAAAGAAACTGAATTTGCCGTTTTACTTTTTTCAACTGTAGGGGTTAGCAATGGAGATACTACATCATCGTCACATTGTGCGCTTGGGGATATTGTAGGTCTTGCTAATTTATTGAATAACGAAAATGATTACCACGATATCGCTAATGTTATCGAAATGTATAAATTAAAAAAACTTTTAGGTCTAGCTGACAACAAGGAGGACGAGAATGATGTATTACAAAACGGGTGACGTATGTCAAAAAATAATTAATGTAGATGGCTTTGATTTTCGATTAAGAGTTAAGAAACGAGCATATAGCGTCGAAATAGTTGTTTTAGATCATGAGGGGAATTCAATTGACGGGATACTAGTTTCTGACGAGAACGATCTATACACAGCGTTAGATATTTTGAAACAAAGTATTTATGAATGGATTGAAAATAACACAGATGAACAGGACAAACTAATGAACTTAGTCATGAAATGGTAGGTATAAGCATGAGAGACACAGAAAGAAATATATTGAATATTTTTAAGACGTTATTCGACGAATATACTTTGTCAAACCAACGAGCATTATTGGAAATTGAACGTAATCATCACGGATACTTATCGATTAATTTCCTGCACTATCACGACAGTTACAAAACAAACAATAAGCTTGTGCAGATACATGAAATCAATCCAGACAGCCATGAACGAATAAAAAATTTAATTATCGAGGTGCTAAGAGGTCATCGGAAGATTAAAAAAGGAGCATGAGGAAAGATATGAAAATAAATAAGTTAACTATATCGAACTTTGCTGGAATCAAAGAAGTAACATTTAACTTTGACGGTAAAGATGCAAAAATATACGGCAATAATGCGACTGGTAAGACTACAACAGCAACCGCATTACAATGGCTGCTTTTCGATAAAGGTTTGGACGGATCAACCAAATCATTTAACCCTGTACCTTTAAACGAAAAAAACGCAGAAAATTATGAGTTAATTCCGACTGTTTTCGCAGAATTTGAAATCGACGGAAAAATTACGACTTTTAAAAAAGAGTCACATCCTAAATACACAATAAATCAAAAAACGAATCGCAAGGAATACTCACGAAGTCGAACGAAGAAACAATATATCAATGATGAATCAATAAAAGTAAAGGATTATAAAGCTCGTATTGATGAACTGATTGATGAAGATGTATTCAAGTTAATTACGAACCCTCAAGCATTTAACTTACTAGATTGGAAGAAGCGAAGAAGTTTGTTGTTTGAAATTGCTAAACCAATCAATGATGAGGATGTCATTAAAACAAATGATGATTTTAAAGAATTAAATAATATTCTTGGAGATCATGAAATTGAAACAAAGAAAAAGATTCTTACGGACAAGATAAAACAGATTAACAAAGATATCAAAGATATTCCGATACGTATTAACCAAACACAACAAAATAAGCAGGATGTACCAGAATTCGATAACGATAGATACGCAATTATCAAACAAGAAATTGAGCAACTTGAAAATGAGCGTATAGATATTCAAAACGGTAAGGAAGAAATTAATTTGCGTAATCAATTAGCTGATAAACAATCAGAATTGAAACGCATAGAAGACAATAACAGCGCAAGTAATGAGAACAAAATCCATGCTTTAACAAATGAATTACACGTTGAAAATGGAACGGTAGCAAACCTTAAAACGAGATTAAAGCAAAACAAACAACAAATCACACATGAAGAAAATAGACGTAATCAATTATTGGAAAATCACAAAGGACTAAAAAGTGATTTAGAAAAATCTAAAAATCAAAAATTTGAACATCTTGATGACAATGTATGTAGTTGTTGTGGTCAACAGTTACCAACTGAACAAGTGAATGAGGCAAGAGAAAAAGCTTTACAGAAATTCAATGTAAAAAAATCGAAAGAATTAGAAACAATACAAACATCTATCAATCACATTATTTCAGAAGGCAAGAAAATAAAGCCAATCATCGAGAAGTTAGAGGATGACAATAATAATCTTCAAATTAAAATCAACGAAGCAGAAGAGCGTTCAGCAAGAATACAAAACAAAATTAATAAGTTGAAAACGACTCACGTTGACGTTACGCAAACTGACGAATACAAAGCAGTAATGTTAGAGATAAATGAGATTAATCAAAAACGCTCTAACATCAGGAAAACTATTCAAGATAAAGTTTCAGGAATAGATGACAAAATAAGCGAACTTACTCAAGAAAAATCAGAAATTGAAGTGTCAAGATCAATCGAAAAATCAAATAAACATCTAGATGATGTTATTTCTGAATTAAGAAATGAAGAAGACAGATTATTGGATGAAAAAGAAAAGTATTCACATGACCTTTATATCTTAAAAGAATTTACAACAACAAAAGTCAAAATGCTTACTGAAAATATCAATAACGAATTTGATATTGCTGAATTTAAGTTATTCAATACCTTAGTTAACGGCGAATTAGAAGAAACATGTTCCACAACGGTTAACGGCGTCGAATACGACAGCGGTTTAAATAACGCCTCAAGAATTAATGTTGGCTTAGATATCATCAATACACTGTCAAAACATTTTAAAGTTACAGCACCAATATTTATTGATAATGCTGAATCAGTAACAGAGCTTATCAAAACAGAATCACAACAAATTCAATTGATAGTAAATGAACAAGATAAAAAATTAAGAATGGAGACTATATAAAATGACTGAAAATAATAAATTACAAACTATTGAACAACAATTAGTACAAGAAAAGAACGTATCTGACAACGTATTAAACAAAGTGAGAGTTTTAGAGTCACAAGGCAATTTGGAATTGCCAAATGATTATTCACCAAGTAATGCCATGAAACAAGCATGGTTACAAATCAGCCAAGATAACAAATTAATGAGTTGTAACGATACAAGCAAAGCAAATGCCTTATTAGACATGGTAACGCAAGGTTTAAATCCAGCTAAAAATCAATGCTACTTTATTCCTTACGGCAACAAAATGCAGTTACAACGTAGCTATCACGGTAATGTAATGATGTTAAAACGTGATGCAGGTGCTCAAGATGTTGTTGCTCAAGTGATTTATAAAGGCGATACATTCAAGCAAGAAATGGGAGAAACAGGACGTATCAAAGCGATTAAACACGAACAAGACTTCTTTAACATCGACAAAGAAAACATTATCGGTGCGTACTGCACAATCGTATTTAATGATGGACGAGATAACTATATTGAAGTCATGACTATTGAACAAATTAAACAAGCATGGATGCAGTCATCAATGATTAAAGATGAAAAAGCATTACAAAATTCTAAAACACATAATAATTTCAAAGAAGAAATGGCTAAAAAAACAGTTATCAATAGAGCTGCTAAACGTTATATCAACACATCAACAGATAGCAATATTTTCAAATACGCACAAGAATCCGAACAACGTCAACGCAAAGAAGTGTTGGACGCAGAAGTTGAAGAAAATGCAAATCAAGAACAATTGGACTTTGAACAACCAGTTCTTGAAGAAGCACAATACACAGAATTAGAAAATGATAAGCCTATTGATGTATCTGACTTTGAAGAAATAAAAGAACCTGCAACAGAAAAAGAAAGCGAAGAAGAGCCATTTTAATTGAAACAATAGCAACTGGTTCAAGTGGTAACTGCTACGTCTTAAATGATGGACGTACTACGTTACTACTTGAGGCAGGTATAAAATTTGAACGTGTTCAAAAGCATTTTAAATATAAAACAAGACATATAGCAGGGTGTCTTATCACACACGAACATGGTGATCATGCAAAGTACACAAAGCAGTTTGTCGACAATGGTGTAATCAGCTATATGACTGCTGGAACACAACAAGCTATGAATTTTGAAAGTCATCGCTTATGCACGATTAAGGCAAAGCAAGAGCTGCGAATAGGCACATGGTCAATTCTACCGTTTGACATCGAACATGATGCTAACGAGCCTGTGGCTTTCTTATTACAAAGTACATTAGGTTATAAGGTTCTGTATGTTACTGATACAAAGTATTTGAAATACAAATTTAACGGCATTACGCACATGATGTTAGAAGTTAATTATATCTATGAACAAATGCAGGAAAACATAAAAAACGGCAGTGTGCACAGCACATTAGCAAACAGAATTATGGAGTCTCATTTTAGCTTAGAACATGCTATCGGAATGTTAAAAGCAAATGATTTAACTAGACTCGAAGAAATACATTTAATTCATTTAAGTAGTCAAAATTCAAATGCAAAATACATTAAAAGTGAAATACAAAAAGTGACGGGCGCGCCCGTTTATGTTGGAGGTTTATAAATGCTAAACAGAACAATATTAGTTGGTCGTTTAACTAGAGACCCAGAATTAAGAACCACTCAAAGTGGTGTAAATGTAGCATCATTCACATTAGCAGTTAACCGCACATTTACGAATGCACAAGGAGAGCGCGAGGCAGACTTTATTAATATCATCGTATTTAAAAAACAAGCAGAGAACGTTAATAAATACCTATCTAAAGGATCGTTGGCGGGCGTAGATGGTAGGTTACAAACGCGGAACTATGAAAATAAGGAAGGTCAACGTGTATACGTTACGGAAGTTGTTGCCGATAGTATTCAATTTTTAGAACCGAAGAACTCAAATGACACTCAACAAGATTTATATCAACAACAAGTACAACAAACACGTGGACAATCGCAATATTCAAATAACAAACCAGTAAAAGATAATCCGTTTGCGAATGCAAATGGTCCGATTGAACTAAATGATGATGATTTACCATTCTGATTTAACCGGTTTGAAAGTGAGGTGTGTATATGACTGGTTGGATAAAACTTCATAGAAAACTATTAGATTCGCCTATTTTTCAGAACGAAAAGTTATTCAAAGTATTTGCATATTGTCTTATGAAGGCTAGTCATAAGGATCATACACAGCTTGTTGGCAGACGAGTTGTTGAATTAGAAAAAGGTCAATTTGTGTTCGGGAGAAAGCGAGCAAGCGAAGAGTTACGTCTCAAAGAATCCACAGTAAGAGACTACATAAAGCTTTTAGAAAACCTTGGAACTATCGTCGTAAAGTCCGACAACAAATTTTCTGTTATAACCGTTGTCAATTGGGCGATTTATCAAAGTATGGAAGAAAATTCCGACAGCAAAAACGACAACAAATCAACAACAAATCAACAACAAATGGACAACAAATGGACAACAAATCAACAACAAATCAACACAAACAAGAATGTAAAGAATGGGGATAATGTAAAGAATGGTGAGAATGAGAAGAAGAAGGTAACCGCCTTCGACTTCTTCCAAGATAACGGATTCGGTTTCATAACTCCTTACAATTTAGACGATTTAAATTATTATCTTGATTCATTTGAAAATGATTCAGATCAAATAGTTACCGCATCACTTAAAATCGCTAAAGACAGAAATAAAGTTACTTGGGGATATGCTAAAAGCATTTTGAATACATGGCTTAATGCAAACTTGAAATCTATTGAACAAGTACGTGCATTTGAAAAGCAACAACTTGAAAGCAAAAAACAAAATTATAAACCTTTCGTTAAACAATCAAAAGAAAAAACACCCAAATGGCTCACAGACAGCACGAGAGAAACGAAAACGCCGGAAGTAGATGAAAACCTTGAGAAAGACAGAGAAGCTTTTATTAAGCGTCTAAATAGCAAATGGGAGTGATTGAAAATGGATGCATTTGATAAATACTATCTATTTGATCATGACGGCAACAAAATGTTTTCAGTTACACCACATTTTAAAGATGTACGGCATTTAGTTGTTGGATTAAAACACACAAAATTCAATGGTCGACGTTGGTACTTAGATGATTATGAATTAAAAACACTTATTGATAATGAACAAATGGAGTTAGGACACCAAACAAGCTTATTTGAATATATATGAGGGATTACATGGAGATAGAAATTAAATTTAACGAAACTTTCGAGGCACCTATGGGCTCGCCTCGACCGCGTTTTAGCACAAAAGGTAGATATGCACACACATATATGCCTACAAAATATACAGAACATAAAAAATATTTACAAAATCAAATGCCAAAGCTAAATCTAGAAAATGCATTAAAAATTGAATTAGAGTTTTACTTTTCTAGACGCTTGTAACAATTATTTGTGGAAAGATGACAATCAAATTGCAGAAATAACTAGCTCAAAGCGTTATGGAATTGAGCCCAAAATAATCATACGAATAGAAGAAATATAAGAGGTGGAATAAATGGCGAGAAAAGCAAGAATTGTAACAATAAACGATAAACCTTATAGGTTCAGTAAATTTGAAATGGAATTAATAGAAAGTCACGGTATAACCGCTGGAATGGTTTCTAAGAGAGTAAAAGACGGTTGGGAACTACATGAAGCAATGGACGCACCAGAAGGTACGCGTTTAAGCGAGTACAGAGAAAAGAAAACAATAGAAAGACTGGAACAAGCTAGACTCGAACGCAAATTGGAAAGAAAGCGAAAGAGAGAGGCTGAGCTAAGAAGAAAGAAGCCACACTTGTTTAATGTACCTCAGAAACATCCAAGAGGACGTTATGCGTGCTACCTGTTGGAAAACGACATATTCGTGAAAGTTAAGAAGTAGATCATGACAGATAACGCACGCAAAGAATACCTAAATCAATTCTTTGGATTTAAGAGATATCTGTATCAGGATAACGAACGAGTGGCACATATTCATGTAGTAAACGGCACTTATTACTTTCATGGGCATATCGTGCCAGGTTGGCAAAGCGTTAAAAAGACATTTGATACTGCTGAAGAGCTCGAAATATATATAAAGCAACATGGTTTGGAATACGAGGAACAGAAGCAACTAACTTTATTTTAGAGGAGATGGAAATGATGAATGCTGAAAAGCATATGCAAATGATGCAAATGTTACAAAATTGTGTGATTGATAAGTATGTATCACACGACGAATACGAAGAGTTAATTGCCATAGATAAGCATGGTAATAAAATGTTTATTAAATTTTATCCGAATACGGAGGATGACACTAATGAATAATCGCGAACAAATTGAACAATCAGTTATAAGTGCTAGTGCGTATAACGGTAATGACACAGAGGGATTACTAAAAGAGATTGAGGACGTTTATAAGAAAGCGCAAGCGTTTGATGAAATACTTGAGGGAATGACAAATGCTATTCAACATTCAGTTAAAGAAGGTGTTGAACTTGATGAAGCAGTAGGGATTATGGCAGGTCAAGTTGTCTATAAATATGAGGAGGAACAGGAAAATGAGCATTAGTGTAGGAGACAAGGTTTTTAATCCAGAAACAAATTCAACTTTAGAAATTGTACAACTTGTTGGCGATATTAGAGACACGCATTACAAGTTATCTGACGGATCTATTATTAGTCTTATAGACTTTGTTGTTAAACCAATTCATTTAATCAAGGAGGAGCAGGAAAATGACTAACACATTACAAGTAAGGCTATTATCAGAAAATGCTAGAATGCCCGAACGAAATCATAAGACGGATGCAGGTTATGACATATTCTCAGCTGAAACTGTCGTACTTGAGCCACAAGAAAAGGCAGTGATTAAAACAGATGTAGCTGTAAGCATACCAGAGGGCTATGTCGGGCTATTAACTAGCCGTAGTGGTGTAAGTAGTAAAACACATTTAGTGATTGAAACAGGCAAGATAGACGCCGGATATCACGGCAATTTAGGGATTAATATTAAGAATGATGAAGAACGTGATGGAATACCCTTTTTATATGATGATATAGACGCTGAATTAGAAGATGGATTAATAAGCATTTTAGATATAAAAGGTAACTATGTACAAGATGGAAGAGGCATAAGAAGAATTTACCAAATCAACAAAGGCGACAAACTAGCACAACTGGTTATCGTGCCTATATGGACACCTGAACTAAAGCAAGTGGAGGAATTCGAGAGTGTTTCAGAACGTGGAGCAAAAGGCTTCGGAAGTAGCGGAGTGTAAAGACATCTTAGATCGAGTCAAGGAGGTTTTGGGGAAGTGACACAATACTTAGTCACAACATTCAAAGATTCAACAGGACGTAAACATACACACATAACTAAAGCTAAGAGTAATCAAAGGTTTACAGTTGTTGAGGCAGAGAGTAAAGAAGAAGCGAAAGAGAAGTACGAGAAACAAGTTAAAAGGGATGCAGTTATTAAAGTGGGTCAGTTGTTTGAAAATATAAGGGAGTGTGGGAAATGATTAAAAAACTTAAAAATATGGATGGGTTCGACATCTTTATTGTTGGAATACTGTCATTATTCGGTATAACCGCATTGCTACTTGTTGTCGCATTGCCTATCTATACAGTGGCTAGTTACCAAAACAAAGAAGTACATCAAGGGACAATTACAGATAAATATAACAAAAGACAAGATAAAGAGGACAAATTCTATATTGTATTAGATGATAAACAAGTCATCGAAAACTCAGACTTATTCTTCAAAGGAAAGTTTGATAGCGCAGACATACAAGCTAGGTTAAAAGTAGGTGATAAAGTAAAAGTTAAGACGATTGGATATAGAATACACTTTTTAAATTTATATCCGGTCTTATACGAAGTAAAGAAGGTAGATAAAAAATGATTAAGCAAATACTAAGATTATTATTCTTACTAGCGATGTATGAGTTAGGTAAGTATGTAACTGAGCAAGTATATATTATGATGACGGCTAATGATGATGTAGAGGCGCCGAGTGATTACGTCTTTCGAGCGGAGGTAAGTGAGTGATGTGGATTACTATGACTATTGTATTTGCTATATTGCTATTAGTTTGTATCAGTATTAATAGTGATCGTGCAAGGGAGATACAAGCGCTCAGATATATGAATGATTATCTACTTGATGAAGTAGTTAAAACTAAAGGATACAACGGGTTAAAAGAATACAGGATTGAATTAAAGCGAATGAATAACGATATTAAAAAGTAATTTATATTATCGGAGGTATTGCATTGAATGATAAAGATTGAGAAACACGATATCAAAAAGCTTGAAGAATACATTCAGCACATCGATAACTATCGAAGAGAGTTGAAGATGCGAGAATATGAATTACTTGAAAGTCATGAACCAGATAATGCGGGAGCTGGCAAAAGTAATTTGCCGGGTAACCCGATTGAACGATGTGCAATAAAGAAGTTTAGTGATAACAGGTACAATACATTAAGAAATATAGTTAACGGTGTAGATAGATTGATAGATGAAAGTGATGAGGATACGCTTGAGTTATTAAGGTTTAGATATTGGGATTGTCCTATTGGTTGTTATGAATGGGAAGATATAGCACATTACTTTGGTACAAGTAAGACAAGTATATTACGTAGAAGGAATGCACTGATCGATAAGTTAGCAAAGTATATTGGTTATGTGTAGCGGACTTTTACCCTATGTAAGTCCGCATTAAAACAGTTTATTATGTTAGTATCAGATTAATATTTAAAGTTATTAAATGCTAATACGACGCATGAACAAGAGGCGCATCACTATGTGATGTGTCTTTTTATTTATGAGGTATGAACATGTTCAAACTAATAGTAAATACATTACTACACATCAAGTATAGATGCGTCTTGATACTACTTAAGTTATATAAGGTGAAACATTATGATGACTAAAGACGAACGCATACGATTCTATAAGTCTAAAGAATGGCAAACAACAAGAAAAAGAGTGCTAGAAAGAGATAATTATGAATGTCAACAATGTAAGAGAGACGGCAAGTTAACGACATATGACAAAAGCAAGCGTAAGTCGTTGGATGTAGATCATATATTATCGCTAGAACATCATCCGGAGTTTGCTCATGACTTAAACAATTTAGAAACACTGTGTATTAAATGTCACAACAAAAAAGAAAAGAGATTTATAAAAAAAGAAAATAAATGGAAAGACGAAAAATGGTAAATACCCCCGGGTCAAAAAAATCAAAAGCGATCAAAATACTTGGGGAACGGGCAGGGGCTCGACTTCGCGATAATTTTAAAAATCCATGTATAACCCCCCTCTTATAACCATTTTAAGGCAGGTGATGAAATGGAGATTATAGTTGATGAAAACTTAGTGCTTAAAGAAAAAGAAAGGCTGCAAGTATTATATAAAGACATACCTAGCAATAAATTAAAAGTAGTTGATGGTTTAATTATTCAAGCAGCAAGGCTACGTGTAATGCTTGATTACATGTGGGAAGACATAAAAGAAAAAGGTGACTATGATTTATTTACTCAATCTGAAAAGGCGCCACCATATGAAAGGGAAAGACCAGTAGCCAAACTATTTAATGCTAGAGATGCTGCATATCAAAAAATAATCAAACAATTATCGGATTTATTGCCCGAAGAGAAAGAAGACACAGAAACGCCATCTGATGATTACCTATGATTAGTAATAAATACGTTGATGAATATATAAATTTGTGGAAACAAGGAAAGATAATTTTAAATAAAGAAAGAATTGATCTCTTTAATTATCTACAAAAACATATATATTCACGAGATGATGTATATTTTGATGAACAGAAAATCGAGGATTGTATCAAATTTATTGAAAAATGGTATTTTCCAACATTACCATTTCAAAGGTTTATCATAGCTAATATATTTCTTATAGATAAAAATACAGATGAAGCTTTCTTTACAGAATTTGCTATTTTCATGGGACGTGGAGGCGGGAAAAACGGTCTAATAAGTGCTATTAGTGATTTTCTTTCTACGCCCTTACACGGAGTTAAAGAATATCACATCTCCATTGTTGCTAATAGTGAAGATCAAGCAAAAACATCGTTTGATGAAATCAGAACCGTTTTAATGGATAACAAACGAAATAAGACGGGTAAAACGCCAAAAGCTCCTTATGAAGTTAGTAAAGCAAAAATAATAAACCGTGCAACTAAATCGGTTATTCGATATAACACATCAAACACAAAAACCAAAGACGGTGGACGTGAGGGGTGTGTTATTTTTGATGAAATTCATTATTTCTTTGGTCCTGAAATGGTAAACGTCAAACGTGGTGGATTAGGTAAAAAGAAAAATAGAAGAACGTTTTATATAAGTACTGATGGTTTTGTTAGAGAGGGTTATATCGATGCAATGAAGCACAAAATTGCAAGTGTATTAAGTGGCAAGGTTAAAAATAGTAGATTGTTTGCTTTTTATTGTAAGTTAGACGATCCAAAAGAAGTTGATGACAGACAGACGTGGGAAAAGGCGAACCCAATGTTACATAAACCGTTATCAGAATACGCTAAAACACTGCTAAGTACGATTGAAGAAGAATATAACGATTTACCATTCAACCGTTCAAATAAGCCCGAATTCATGACTAAGCGAATGAATTTGCCTGAAGTTGACCTTGAAAAAGTAATAGCACCATGGAAAGAAATACTAGCGACTAATAGAGAGATACCAAATTTAGATAATCAAATGTGTATTGGTGGTTTAGACTTTGCAAACATTCGAGATTTTGCAAGTGTAGGGCTATTATTCCGAAAAAACGATGATTACATTTGGTTAGGACATTCGTTTGTAAGACAAGGGTTTTTGGATGATGTCAAATTAGAACCTCCTATTAAAGAATGGGAAAAAATGGGATTATTGACCATTGTCGATGATGATGTCATTGAAATTGAATATATAGTTGATTGGTTTTTAAAGGCTAGAGAAAAATATGGGCTTGAAAAAGTCATAGCTGATAATTATAGAACTGATATTGTAAGACGTGCGTTTGAGGATGCTGGCATAAAACTTGAAGTACTTAGAAATCCAAAAGCAATACATGGATTACTTGCACCACGTATCGATACAATGTTTGCGAAACATAACGTAATATATGGAGACAATCCTTTGATGCGTTGGTTTACTAATAATGTTGCAGTAAAGGTTAAACCCGATGGTAATAAAGAATATATTAAAAAAGATGAAAATAGAAGAAAAACCGATGGGTTCATGGCTTTTGTTCACGCATTATATAGAGCAGACGATATAGTAGACAAAGACATGTCTAAAGCGCTTGATGCATTAATGAGTATAGATTTCTAATAGAGGAGGTGAGACATGAGTATTCTAGAAAAGATATTTAAAACTAGGAAAGATATAACATATATGCTTGATTTAGATATGATAGAAGATCTATCACAACAAGCGTATGTGAAACGTTTAGCGATTGATAGTTGTATTGAATTTGTTGCGCGAGCTGTCGCTCAAAGTCATTTTAAAGTATTGGAAGGTAATAGAATTCAAAAGAATGATGTTTACTACAAGTTAAATATAAAACCAAATACTGACTTATCAAGCGATAGTTTTTGGCAACAAGTTATATATAAACTAATTTATGATAACGAGGTTTTAATCGTAGTAAGTGACAGCAAAGAATTACTTATCGCAGATAGCTTTTACAGAGAAGAGTACGCTTTGTATGATGATATATTCAAAGATGTAACGGTTAAAGATTATACTTATCAACGTACTTTCACAATGCAAGAGGTCATATATTTAAAGTACAACAACAATAAAGTGACACACTTTGTAGAAAGTCTATTCGAAGATTACGGGAAAATATTCGGAAGAATGATAGGTGCACAATTAAAAAACTATCAAATAAGAGGGATTTTGAAATCTGCCTCTAGCGCATATGACGAAAAGAATATAGAAAAATTACAAGCGTTCACAAATAAATTATTCAATACTTTTAATAAAAATCAACTAGCAATCGCGCCTTTGATAGAAGGTTTTGATTATGAGGAATTATCTAATGGTGGTAAGAATAGTAACATGCCTTTTTCTGAATTGAGTGAGCTAATGAGAGATGCAATAAAAAATGTTGCGTTGATGATTGGTATACCTCCAGGTTTGATTTACGGAGAAACAGCTGATTTGGAAAAAAACACGCTTGTATTTGAGAAGTTCTGTTTAACACCTTTATTAAAAAAGATTCAGAACGAATTAAACGCGAAACTCATAACACAAAGCATGTATTTGAAAGATACAAGAATAGAAATTGTCGGTGTGAATAAAAAAGACCCACTTCAATATGCTGAAGCAATTGACAAACTTGTAAGTTCTGGTTCATTTACAAGGAATGAGGTGCGGATTATGTTAGGTGAAGAACCATCAGACAATCCTGAATTAGACGAATACCTGATTACTAAAAACTACGAAAAAGCTAACAGTGGTGAAAATGATGAAAAAGAAAAAGATGAAAACACTTTGAAAGGTGGTGATGAAGATGAAAGCGGAGATTAAAGGCGTCATCGTTTCCAACGAAGATAAATGGGTTTACGAAATGCTTGGTATGGATTCGACTTGTCCTAAAGATGTTTTAACACAACTAGAATTTAGTGATGAAGATGTTGATATTATAATTAACTCAAATGGTGGTAACCTAGTAGCTGGTAGTGAAATATATACACATTTAAGAGCTCATAAAGGCAAAGTGAATGTTCGTATCACAGCAATAGCAGCAAGTGCGGCATCGCTTATCGCAATGGCTGGTGACCACATCGAAATGAGTCCGGTTGCTAGAATGATGATTCACAATCCTTCAAGTATTGCGCAAGGAGAAGCGAAAGATCTAAATCATGCTGCAGAAACATTAGAACATGTTGGTCAAATAATGGCTGAGGCATATGCGGTTAGAGCTGGTAAAAACAAACAAGAACTTGTAGAAATGATGGCTAGGGAAACGTGGCTAAATGCTGATGAAGCCATTGAACAAGGTTTTGCGGATAGTAAAATGTTTGAAAACGACAATATGCAAATTGTAGCAAGCAATACACAAGTGTTATCGAAAGATGTATTAAATCGTGTAACAGCTTTGGTAAGTAAAACGCCAGAGGTTAACATTGATATTGACGCAATAGCAAATAAAGTAATTGAAAAAATAAATATGAAAGAAAAGGAATCAGAAATCGATGTTGCAGATAGTAAAGTATCAGCAAATGGATTTTCAAGATTCCTTTTTTAATACAAAAAATAGGAGGTCATAAAATGACTATAAATTTATCGGAAACATTCGCAAATGCGAAAAACGAATTTATTAATGCAGTAAACAACGGTGAACCGCAAGAAAGACAAAATGAATTGTACGGTGACATGATTAACCAACTATTTGAAGAAACTAAATTACAAGCAAAAGCAGAAGCTGAAAGAGTTTCTAGTTTACCTAAATCAGCACAATCTTTGAGTGCAAACCAAAGAAGTTTCTTCATGGATATCAATAAAAACGTTAACTATAAAGAAGAAAAACTTTTGCCAGAAGAAACAATTGATAGAATTTTTGAAGATTTGACGACGAATCATCCGTTATTAGCTGATTTAGGTATTAAAAACGCTGGTTTGCGTTTGAAGTTCTTAAAATCTGAAACTTCTGGCGTAGCCGTTTGGGGTAAAATCTATGGTGAAATTAAAGGTCAATTAGATGCTGCGTTCAGTGAAGAAACAGCAATTCAAAATAAATTGACAGCGTTTGTTGTTTTACCAAAAGATTTAAATGATTTTGGTCCTGCGTGGATTGAAAGATTTGTTCGTGTTCAAATCGAAGAAGCATTTGCAGTGGCGCTTGAAACTGCGTTCTTAAAAGGTACTGGTAAAGACCAACCAATCGGCTTAAACCGTCAAGTACAAAAAGGTGTATCGGTAACTGAGGGTGCTTATCCAGAGAAAGAAGAACAAGGTACGCTTACATTTGCTAATCCGCGCGCTACGGTTAATGAATTGACGCAAGTGTTTAAATACCACTCAACTAACGAGAAAGGTAAATCAGTAGCGGTTAAAGGTAATGTAACAATGGTTGTTAATCCGTCCGATGCTTTTGAGGTTCAAGCACAGTATACACATTTAAATGCAAATGGCGTATATGTTACTGCTTTACCATTTAATTTGAATGTTATCGAGTCTACAGTCCAAGAAGCAGGTAAGGTTTTAACGTACGTTAAAGGTTTATATGATGGTTATTTAGCTGGTGGTATTAATGTTCAGAAATTTAAAGAAACACTTGCGTTAGATGATATGGATTTATACACTGCAAAACAATTTGCTTACGGCAAAGCGAAAGATAATAAAGTTGCTGCTGTTTGGAAATTAGATTTAAAAGGACATAAGCCAGCTTTAGAAGGTACCGAAGAAACACTATAAAATTTTATGAGGTGATAAAATGGTGAAATTTAAAGTTGTTAGAGCTTTTAAAGACATAGAGCACAATCAACACAAGTACAAAGTAGGGGAGTTGTATCCAGCTGAAGGGTATAACAATCCTCGTGTTGAATTGTTGACAAATCAAATCAAAAATAAGTACGACAAAGTTTATATCGTACCTTTAGATAAGCTGACAAAACAAGAATTATTAGAACTATGCGAATCATTACAAAAAAAGCGTCTAGTTCAATGGTTAAAAGTGAAATCGTCGACTTATTGAATGGTGAAGACAATGACGATTGATGATTTGCTTGTCAAATTTAAATCACTTGAAAAGATTGACCATAATTCAGAGGATGAGTACTTAAAGCAGTTGTTAAAAATGTCGTACGAGCGTATAAAAAATCAGTGCGGAGTTTTTGAATTAGAGAATTTAATAGGTCAAGAATTGATACTTATACGCGCTAGATATGCTTATCAAGATTTATTAGAACACTTCAACGATAATTACAGACCTGAAATAATAGATTTTTCGTTATCTCTAATGGAGGTATCAGAAGATGAAGAAAGTGTTTAAAAAACCTAGAATTACAACTAAACGTTTAAATACTCGTGTTCATTTTTATAAGTATACTGAAAATAATGGTCCAGAAGCTGGAGAAAAAGAAGAAAAATTATTATATAGCTGTTGGGCGAGTATTGATGGTGTCTGGTTACGTGAATTAGAACAAGCTATCTCAAACGGAACCCAAAATGACATTAAATTGTATATTCGTGATCCGCAAGGTGATTATTTACCCAGTGAAGAACATTATCTTGAAATTGAATCAAGATATTTCAAAAATCGTTTGAATATAAAGCAAGTATCACCAGATTTGGATAATAAAGACTTTATTATGATTCGTGGAGGATATAGTTCATGAGTGTGAAAGTGATAGGTGATAAAGCATTAGAAAGAGAATTAGAAAAACGTTTTGGCATAAAAGAGATGGTAAAAGTTCAAGATAAGGCGTTAATAGCTGGTGCTAAGGTAATTGTTGAAGAAGTAAAAAAACAACTAAAGCCCTCAAAAGATACGGGAGCATTAATTAATGAGGTAAGTTTTAGTAAACCTGAATGGATAAACGGAAAACGTACAATTACTGTTCATTGGCGAGGTTCTAAAGACCGTTATAAAATCGTACATTTAATTGAATATGGACACGTTCAAAAAGGAACAGGTAAATTTATCAAACCTAAAGCTATGGGCGGTGTTAATAGAGCAATAAGACAAGGGCAAAATAAGTATTTTGAGACGCTAAAAAGGGAGTTGAAAAAATTGTGATTGATATTTTGTACAAAGTTCATGAAGTGATTAGTCAAGACAGAATTATTAGAGAGCACGTAAATATCAATAATATTAAGTTCAATAAATACCCTAATGTAAAAGATACTGATGTACCTTTTATTGTTATTGACGATATCGACGACCCAATACCTACAACTTATACTGACGGAGATGAGTGTGCATATAGTTATATTGTCCAAATAGATGTTTTTGTTAAGTACAATGATGAATATAATGCGAGAATCATAAGAAATAAGATATCTAATCGCATTCAAAAGTTATTATGGTCTGAACTAAAAATGGGAAATGTTTCAAATGGAAAACCGGAATATATAGAAGAATTTAAAACATATAGAAGCTCTCGCGTTTACGAGGGCATTTTTTATAAGGAGAAAAATTAAATGGCAGTAAAACATGCAAGTGCGCCAAAGGCGTATATTAACATTACTGGTTTAGGTTTCGCTAAATTAACGAAAGAAGGCGCGGAATTAAAATATAGTGATATTACAAAAACAAGAGGATTACAAAAAATTGGTGTTGAAACTGGAGGAGACTTGAAAACAGCATATGCTGATGGTGGTCCAATCGAATCAGGGAACACAGACGGAGAAGGTAAAATTTCGTTACAAATGCATGCTTTCCCTAAAGAGATTCGCAAAATAGTATTCAATGAAGAGTATGATGAAGACGGTGTTTATAAAGAAACTCAAGGTAAACAAAACAACTATGTAGCAATTTGGTTCAGACAAGAGCGTCGAGACGGCACATTTAGAACGGTTTTATTACCTAAAGTCATGTTTACAAATCCTAAAATCGATGGAGAAACGGCTGAGAAAGATTGGGATTTCTCAAGTGAAGAGGTTGAAGGTGAGGCACTTTTCCCTTTAGTTGATAATAAAAAGTCAGTACGTAAGTATATCTTTGATTCAGCTAACATGACAAATCATGATGGAGACGGTGAAAAAGGCGAAGAGGCTTTCTTAAAGAAAATTTTAGGCGAAGAATATACTGGAAACGTGACAGAGGGTAACGAAGAAACTTTGTAACAAAACCGGCTTCATCGGAAACTGCGGTAAAGTCGGTTAATATACCAGATAGCATTAAAACACTTAAAGTTGGCGACACATACGATTTAAATGTTGTAGTAGAGCCATCTAATCAAAGTAAGTTATTGAAATACACAACAGATCAAACGAATATTGTATCAATCAATAGTGATGGTCAAGTTACTGCGGAAGCACAAGGCATTGCTACGGTTAAAGCAACAGTTGGTAATATGAGTGACACTATAACAATAAATGTAGAAGCATAAGAGGGGGCAACCCCTCTATTTTATTTGAAAATAAGGAGAGTATTATAAAATGGCAAAATTAAAACGTAACATTATTCAATTAGTAGAAGACCCGAAAGCAAATGAAATTAAATTACAAACGTACTTAACACCACACTTCATTTCATTTGAAATTGTATACGAAGCAATGGATTTAATCGATGATATTGAGGACGAAAATAGCACGATGAAACCAAGAGAAATCGCTGACAGATTGATGGATATGGTTGTAAAAATTTACGATAACCAATTCACAGTTAAAGACCTAAAAGAACGTATGCATGCACCTGATGGAATGAATGCACTTCGTGAACAAGTGATTTTCATTACTCAAGGTCAGCAAACTGAGGAAACTAGAAATTTTATCCAGAACATGAAATAAAGCCTGAAGATTTAACATATAAAGCAATGTTGAAAAATATGGATACTCTCATGATGGACTTAATTGAAAATGGTAAAGACGCTAACGAAGTTTTAAAAATGCCATTTCATTATGTACTTTCCATATATCAAAATAAAAACAATGACATTTCTGAAGAAAAAGCAGAGGCTTTAATTGATGCGTTTTAACCTTAACCGTTTGGTTAGGGTTATTTTTTTGAACTTTTTTAGAAAGGAGGTAAAAAATGGGAGAAAGAATAAAAGGTTTATCTATAGGTTTGGATTTAGATGCAGCAAATTTAAATAGATCATTTGCAGAAATCAAACGAAACTTTAAAACTTTAAATTCTGACTTAAAATTAACCGGTAACAACTTCAAATATACCGAAAAATCAACTCATAGTTACAAACAAAGGATTAAAGAACTTGATGGAACTATCACAGGTTATAAGAAAAACGTTGATGATTTAGCCAAGCAATATGGCAAGGTATCTCAAGAACAGGGCGAAAACAGCGCGGAAGCTCAAAAATTACGACAAGAATATAACAAACAAGCAAATGAGCTGAATTTTTTAGAAAAAGAACTAGAAAAAACAACAACTGAGTTTGAAGAGTTCAAAAAAGCTCAAGTTGAAGCTCAAAGAATGGCAGAAAGTGGCTGGGGAAAAACCAGTAAAGTTTTTGAAAGTATGGGACCTAAATTAACAAAAATGGGTGATGGTTTAAAATCCATTGGTAAAGGTTTGATGATTGGTGTAACTGCACCTGTTTTAGGTATTGCAGCAGCATCAGGAAAAGCTTTTGCAGAAGTTGATAAAGGTTTAGATACAGTTACCCAAGCAACAGGAGCAACCGGCGGAGAGCTTAAGAAGTTGCAGAATTCATTTAAAGATGTTTATGGCAACTTTCCAGCAGACGCTGAGACTGTAGGCGGTGTTTTAGGGGAAGTTAACACAAGGTTAGGTTTCACTGGCAAAGAACTTGAGAGTGCCACAGAGTCATTCTTGAAATTTAGTCACATAACAGGTTCTGACGGCGTACAAGCCGTTCAATTAATTACGCGTGCAATGGGTGATGCAGGTATTGAAGCTGATGAGTATCAAAGTGTACTTGATATGGTAGCGAAAGCAGCACAGGCTAGCGGTATAAGTGTTGATACATTAGCTGATAGCATTACTAAATACGGTGCTCCAATGAGGGCTATGGGCTTTGAGATGAAAGAATCAATCGCTTTATTCTCTCAATGGGAGAAATCAGGTGTTAATACTGAAATAGCCTTCAGTGGTTTGAAAAAAGCTATATCCAATTGGGGTAAAGCGGGTAAAGACCCAAGAGAAGAATTTAAGAAGACATTAGCAGAAATTGAAAGGACACCGGATATAGCTAGCGCAACAAGTTTAGCGATTGAAGCATTTGGTGCAAAAGCAGGTCCTGATTTAGCAGATGCTATTAAAGGCGGTCGCTTTAGTTACCAAGAGTTCTTAAAAACTATCGAAGATTCGCAAGGAACGGTCAATCAGACATTTAAAGATTCTGAAAGTGGCTCCGAAAGATTTAAAGTAGCAATGAATAAACTTAAATTAGTAGGTGCTGATGTATGGGCTTCTATTGAAAGTGCGTTTGCTCCAGTCATGGAAGAATTAATCAAAAAGCTATCTGTAGCAGTTGATTGGTTTTCAAGTTTAAGTGATGGATCTAAAAGGTCGATTGTTATATTCGGTGGTATTGCTGCTGCAATTGGTCCTGTAGTTTTTGGATTAGGTGCATTCATAAGCACAATTGGCAACGCAGTAACTGTATTAGCTCCATTATTAGCTAGTATTGTAAAGGCTGGCGGATTGATTAGTTTTTTATCAACTAAAGTGCCTATTTTAGGAACAGTCTTCACAGCATTAACTGGTCCAATTGGTATCGTGTTAGGTGTACTGGCTGGTTTAGCAGTCGCATTTACAATAGCTTATAAGAAATCTGAAACATTCAGAAATTTTGTTAATGGTGCAATTAACAGTGTTAAACAAACGTTTAGTAATTTCATTCAATTTATCCAACCTTTCATTGATTCCGTTAAAAACGTCTTTAAACAAGCGGTTTCAGCAATCGTTGATTTCGCTAAAGATATTTGGAGTCAAATTAATGGATTCTTTAATGAAAACGGAATTTCTATTGTTCAAGCGCTTCAAAATATATGCAATTTTATCAAAGCTATATTTGAATTTATCTTAAATTTTGTAATTAAACCAATCATGTTTGCGATTTGGCAAGTGATGCAATTTATTTGGCCGGCGGTTAAAGCCTTGATTGTCAGTACTTGGGAGAATATAAAAGGAGTAATACAAGGTGCTTTAAATATCATACTTGGCTTTATTAAGTTCTTTTCAAGTTTATTCACTGGTAATTGGCGAGGTGTTTGGGACGGTATTGTGATGATACTAAAAGGCACTGTGCAGTTAATTTGGAATTTAATACAACTGTGGTTTGTAGGTAAGATTCTAGGTGTTGTTAGATACTTTGGTGGATTGCTTAAAGGTTTAATATCCGGTATCTGGGGTGTTATCAAAGGTATTTTCACAAAATCATTATCTGCAATTTGGAATGCAACGAAAAGTATTTTTGGTTTCTTATACAATAGTGTTAAATCTATTTTCACTAATATGAAAAACTGGTTATCTAGTACGTGGAATAATATCAAAAGCAATACCGTCGGCAAGGCTCATTCGTTATTTACGGGTGTAAGGTCTAAATTCACAAGTTTATGGAATGCGACGAAAGATATATTTACTAAATTAAGAAATTGGATGTCAAACATCTGGAACTCTATTAAAGATAACACGGTAGGTATAGCGGGTCGCTTATGGGATAGAGTGCGTAACATCTTTGGAAGCATGCGTGACGGTTTAAAATCTATCATTAGTAAAATTAAAGATCATATCGGTGGTATGGTAGACGCTGTTAAAAGAGGTCTTAATAAATTAATTGAAGGTTTAAACTGGGTCGGTGGTAAGTTGGGTATGGACAAAATACCGAAGTTACACACTGGTACTGAACATACACATACTACTACAAGATTAGTTAAGAACGGTAAGATTGCACGTGACACATTCGCTACAGTTGGGGATAAGGGACGCGGAAATGGTCCAAATGGTTTCAGAAATGAAATGATTGAATTCCCTAATGGTAAACGTGTAATCACACCAAATACAGATACTACGGCTTATTTACCTAAAGGCTCAAAAGTATACAACGGGGCACAAACTTATTCAATGTTAAACGGAACGCTTCCGAGATTTAGTTTAGGTACTATGTGGAAAGATATTAAATCTGGTGCATCATCGGCATTTAACTGGACAAAAGATAAAATAGGTAAAGGTACCAAATGGCTTGGCGATAAAGTTGGCGATGTTTTAGATTTTATGGAAAATCCAGGCAAACTTTTAAATTATATACTTGAAGCTTTTGGAATTGATTTCAATTCTTTAACTAAAGGTATGGGAATTGCAGGCGACATAACAAAAGCTGCATGGTCTAAGATTAAGAAAAGTGCTACTGATTGGATAAAAGAAAATTTAGAAGCTATGGGCGGTGGCGATTTAGTCGGTGGAATATTAGACCCTGACAAAATTAATTATCATTATGGACGTACCGCAGCTTATACCGCTGCAACTGGAAGACCATTTCATGAAGGTGTCGATTTTCCATTTGTATATCAAGAAGTTAGAACGCCGATGGGTGGCAGACTTACAAGAATGCCATTTATGTCTGGTGGTTATGGTAATTATGTAAAAATTACTAGTGGCGTTATCGATATGCTATTTGCGCATTTGAAAAACTTTAGCAAATCACCACCTAGTGGCACGATGGTAAAGCCCGGTGATGTTGTTGGTTTAACTGGTAATACCGGATTTAGTACAGGACCACATTTACATTTTGAAATGAGGAGAAATGGAAGACATTTTGACCCTGAACCATATTTAAGGAATGCTAAGAAAAAAGGTAGGTTATCAATTGGTGGCGGTGGCGCTACTTCTGGAAGTGGTGCAACTTATGCCAGCCGAGTAATCCGACAAGCACAAAGTATTTTAGGAGGACGTTATAAAGGTAAGTGGATTCATGACCAGATGATGCGAGTTGCAAAGCGCGAAAGTAACTATCAATCAAATGCAGTGAATAATTGGGACATTAATGCTCAAAGAGGAGACCCGTCTAGAGGATTATTCCAAATTATCGGCTCAACTTTTAGAGCTAACGCTAAACGAGGGTACACTAATTATAATAATCCAGTACATCAAGGTATCTCAGCAATGCAGTACATTGTTAGACGATATGGTTGGGGTGGTTTTAAACGTGCTGGTGATTACGCATATGCTACAGGTGGAAAAGTTTTTGATGGTTGGTATAACTTAGGTGAAGACGGTCATCCAGAATGGATTATTCCAACAGATCCAGCTCGTAGAAATGATGCAATGAAGATTTTGCATTATGCAGCAGCAGAAGTAAGAGGGAAAAAAGCGAGTAAAAATAAGCGTCCTAGCCAATTATCAGACTTAAACGGGTTTGATGATCCTAGCTTATTATTGAAAATGATTGAACAACAGCAACAACAAATAGCTTTATTACTGAAAATAGCACAATCTAACGATGTGATTGCAGATAAAGATTATCAGCCGATTATTGACGAATACGCTTTTGATAAAAAGGTGAACGCGTCTATAGAAAAGCGAGAAAGGCAAGAATCAACAAAAGTAAAGTTTAGAAAAGGAGGAATTGCTATTCAATGATAGACACTATTAAAGTGAACAACAAAACAATTCCTTGGTTGTATGTCGAAAGAGGGTTTGAAATACCCTCTTTTAATTATGTTTTAAAAACAGAAAATGTAGATGGACGTTCGGGGTCTATATATAAAGGGCGTAGGCTTGAATCTTATAGTTTTGATATACCTTTGGTGGTACGTAATGACTATTTATCTCACAACGGTATTAAAACACATGATGACGTCTTGAATGAATTAGTAAAGTTTTTTAACTACGAGGAACAAGTTAAATTACAATTTAAATCTAAAGATTGGTACTGGAACGCTTATTTTGAAGGACCAATAAAGCTGCACAAAGAATTTACAATACCTGTTAAGTTCACTATC